AGTTTCTAAACGTGGCAACAAATACGCGGTCGTCGCTGGACGGGCGATTCTTGCAAAGTTCAAAACGGTTGAGCAAGCCAAAAAGGCTTTGGAAGAGAATGCCCGATTGTATCGGTATTGGGCTGGAAGTGCTTCAGTATCCATCCAAAACTCAACTCCAGTCTTTATCTATCTCGACTAACAAAAGGGGAGCCAAATCGGCTCCCTTTCTTGTTTTTTACACAAAATATATCCACAAATGTATCAACACCTGTGGATAACTCTGTGGATAACTATTTGACCAACTTCCACACTCGATTTTTTCCACGTCGTTTGGACTCGTATCCCAACAATGTCATGATGTGGGCTATCCTTTTGGCGTTACCAGTGTGGGAGATGTGCATTGGAAGATCGAGCGCCTCCACAATGTCATTGGTGGTGGTGTCGTGTGCTCCGTCTCCACGCTCCGTCATGATTTTGTGAACCTTGTAAGCCCACGGATCATCCACGAGAAAAGCGGTTTGATAATCCTTCAACATCTCCTCAAACTCTGGATCCAACCACCATTTGACTCCGGTTTTGTAGAAGTGAACCGCCTCACTCCATATTTGCTCTCGATGGGTTTGGAGATACTGGATGTTGATTTTGGAGAGGATTTTGAACACCCAAAAACGTCGCTCTGGACCGTCATCCATGAATTGATAGTTATTGGTCGTACCCACAAAACATGTCCTCCGTTTTCTTTTGACTGGAAGACGGCCATAGCTGGGACGATACAAATCCTCACTCGTAGAAAAGAATTGTTTGGCAAGATCCGCGGATTTTCCTTGTAGGTCCTTCAACTCTGCAATCTCCCAAATCCATGTCCCACTTTGATGGATTTTCTCCAAAGCGTCTTTGGTTCCAATAGGGATATCCGAGCGGTTAAAGTATTGACCCGCCATGATTTCCATGGTCATCGACTTCCCCACACCCTTTGGACCCACAAAAATTGGAAGTGTGTGGACGTGACACCCTGGGTGATATATACGAGCCACAAACGAGATCCACATAAGAGCGGACATCCTTTGGATCAATGGTCTGTACTCGTCCACCGTCTCACACATCAAAATATCCTCGGCTAGATTCTCAATCCTTTTGACACCGTCCCACTCTGGAAGAGATTCCAACCAATCTTTGATTGGTGTGTGAATTCTCATGTGGGATACTCTCAAAACGGCTCCCTCCAATGATTTATTGGTCACCGTGTAGCGATATCGGACCTCCATATCCAAAGCCATCTCCTCAATCACATCATCACTCACCAATTGACCCCTCCACAAAATTTGATTGGCATGTTCCCAAAAACAAAGTGATTTGTATTGTGGATCATTCTCCAAAATGAGATTGGTGTTGATTCTGTTGGTCCGTGGTTTAACTGGTTTTTTTAGGTTTCCATGATCGTCGTATTGTGCCACGGGTTTGATGAGTTTGTCCCATGTAGCCGGATCGGCTCCCATTGGGAGTGTTGGATCCAATGTGGCGTCCACATCGTCCACCATTCGAATCCCCAAAGATTCGGCCATCTCTTTGAGTCGTTTCCGTGCCTCCTTTTGTTTGTCTGTTGTCATTCTGGAAGTCTCCTATTTTTGTAATTGTTGATTGCTTTGTTTGGGTCGTATGATTTCACAATGATGTTGACGGCTTTGTCAAATGTAACTTTCCACAAAACGGAATCGTCCACCAAAACATTTGTGATTTGTATTATTTGTATCATTTTGAGACTTTGTGGATTTTGACACCACCTTTTTACCGTGGGAGGTGTGACACCCAAAGCGAAAGCCAAATCATCCACTCTCATGTCCTTTGTTGCTAGTCTGGTAACGAGCCAATGACCAAATGGACCGGACCCCGCTGGAATAGAAATATCATATATCATTTGATCACCATGGAAATTGGAGTTGTATTTGGTGGGTTTTAATTCGATTGACTGTTTTTGTGATGTAATCACCATCAATCTCGAAAGCTGTCAAAGAATATCCCATGTTATGACAGGCTATACCATTGGAACCACTTCCAAAATGGGTGTCCAATATGGTGTCCCCTTCATTGGCATATTTTGACAATAACCATTCATATAACTCAACGGGTTTTTGAGTTGGATGGATCTTTCCACCTGTTCGATTGTCCTTTTTAAACAATGCCGCCGGCTTTGAGAATGATGTCCAAGCCATCTCCCATTGACTAAAATTGGTCCACGGTTGACATTTATCCCAACAAATCACACACCTGGAAGGTGGTAGATCAAAATAATTTCCACCCCAAATGATTTGATTTTTGGATACTCTCATCAACTCCTCAAAATACTCCATGGATGGTGATTTGTCCCAATGTTGGATTTTGGTGTCAGTGTTGAGGACTCGTTTTGATAACTTCCCCGCGCCTCTATAGGCTCCCACGGTTCCCAACTCATAAGGTGGATCCACAATAGCCAAATCAAAAGCATTGGTCTCCATCTCTCTCATAGCCTCCAAACAGTCACGGTGATGGAGTGTAATGTTTTCCATTTTGTATGTAATCATTTATCCTCCAAAAGGTCATCCAATAGACCTGATTTGAGTATTTGATCACCCACCCATTGAGAGCACTGTGGGACAATTGCATTCCCTAACGCTCTCAATCGAGCCACCCTATTGGGAATCCCATCATCCACTCGACAAAATGGTGATGGATACGGAGTTGTTTTCCAATATTCTCGTCCATTGTTATCCCCATTATTTGACCATCCAAAACCATTTTCCCCATCACGGTATTGAGACATTTTTGATGTCTCCCACTTTGGCGACTTTGACTCAATGGTGTGTGATTGGAGTCCGCGGCGTTGGGTGTGGGTAGTTGGATTTGACCGTTTTTGACCTTCTCCAATATACTGTTCCCCAATGAGTCCGGGATGGGCCCGTGTTTTTCTTTTCTCTTGGCTCTCTTTTGTGGATTCTCGATAAATGTCCCCCCGTAAGCTCTGGGAGTAGGCAACACCAAACCAACGCTCTCTAAGGTGTGGCGCTCCAAACTGACGAGCGGAAATAACCGTCCACTCGCAGTCATACCCGATTTGGGCAAGACTTCCAACAACATCGGCGCCGCCCAATCGAATGATGTTTGCAACATTTTCCATGATGACAATTCTTGGTCTAAGGTCGCCAATAATTCTCCACATTTCCCACCATAAACTCGACTTTTCTCCATCGTGTACTCCCTTTTGATTTCCAGCTGTGGAGATGTCTTGACATGGAAAACCACCAATCAAAACATCCACGGGCTTGACTTTGTCTTTTGTGATGTCTTTTACATCATTATATATTATTGATTGCGGCCAATGTTTTGAGAGAATGGTTTGACAAAATGTGTCTCTCTCAACTTGCCAAATGGTCTCAGCGTTACCCCATGATCTCTCCAATCCCAACTCAAAACCGCCTATCCCGGCGAAAAGTGATCCAATTTTTACGGTCATGATAACGTCTCCAGTTTACCCCACCAGCCGCATGAGTTCGCGTGGTTGCATGATGGCCATTTTGTCGAGTTGGCTGTGGATGGGTCTATTGAAAAATAAACCGAGCGCCGTCCACATGATGGACATGGAATATGTTTGATATATCCACCCACCATGGATCCACCCGCGTTGAGTCCAACGGATTGTCTCAACTGTGGGTCCATCATAGCATTGTCCAGGGTTTGGGGTTTGGTTCGGTCAACGGTTGGTCTCGGCTTTGGTTTGGGGAGTTTGATATGGTCATATTTCAACTCCAACGGTTTTCCAATCCAATATCCACCTCGATGATATTGGGATGGATGACATGGATGGGATTGGAGCCATATTTTTGATCCCTCCATGGTCTCCATTTTGGACTCCTTTGTCCATCCATATCGAAAGTAGACCCGCGCCAAATCCTTGATGGCTTTGGTGTCTGGTACTCCCACACCAATGACATCCATCCATAACTCAAAGGAAGCCCGCCAAACTTTGTCCCAATCGGATTTTGGAAGTGGGACCGCCAATGGAATGATCACACGATATTTGTGGTGTGATGGTGAATGTGAGGCGCTGGTGTGTGCTATGGTGGTCCAACCTCGTTGAGCAAAGAGACACCACATGTCAAATGTTGAGTCTCCATCATCCATGTCATACACCAACATTGAGATGGTTTGAGCGTTGGCGGTGGACCGTGTTCCATCAAAGATGGTGGGACTCCACAAAGGGAGTTTGGATTTGTCCTCAATGGATCGGTGGATGGGTGTTGACAATCCACGACAAATGGATTCCATATCCATGTTGATTTTTTGTCCACGTCGTTGGTGGATTGAGTCAAAAAGTGTTATATTTATTCCAGACATTTGGTTGATACTCCTGGTGTCTTTGTTGTATTGATTTGTTTGAAGGTGGAGGAAGCCGGCCAGCGTCCTCCATCTTTTTTCTTTTATACGATTGACTCACTCATGTCCACCAAAAGAGTATTGATATCCACCAATGTCCAAGCACTATAAAACCGAGCCAAAGTGATAAAATTGGAAACGTCTGGAAGATACTCACCATTGAGCCAATCATGGATCGTTTGGCGGCTCACCTTGAGATGGTGAGCCAAATGAGTTTTGGATATTGACATATCACTCAACATGTACTCCAAATAGACCGCGAATGACTCGTGGCGGCGATATTCCAAATGTCGTGATTGTACCCATTGATAAGCATCCTCAAAGGTGTCATGATCCAACTTGTGGGACTCTCCCATCTCGGTGTTGAATATCCTTCCAGTAAAAATCCAAAATTGACCCAATGGACTCCACATGGTCTCAACCTGTCCAATATTTTTGTCCTCATGAAATATTTTATCAAGTTGTGGCTTTCGTGCGGTGTTTGCTTCTCTTCCAAAATGTTTGATATATGATCTTTCGTTTGTTGTCATTTGTTATGTCCTCTATGTGGTATTGGTTTGTATTGTTCATCTTTTAAATATAATGGTGTTCCATCTGGCATATTTGCAATATCAAAGTGAATACAATTTGTTATGTCTGTTGGGTCTGGTCGTCTTTTGTTGTCAATCATATATCCATCATGTCCAATATAAATGATGTCATACATCCATCCATCAGTGTAGAAACTTGTTTGTCTGTTCATGGCGGCTTTTTGGAATGTGTCCCAACAAAAGTTTTTTGATAGTTTCATTTGTCACCGCCATATACCTCAATGATTTCAGCAATTGTCAAAATAGTTGTCCCAATATCAATGATGTCTGTGTAATAACTAAAATCATCAAACTCAAAAGGGTTACCATAGTCATAGTCAATGTGAAATTTTATTTCACTTTTCGGATGTGTCTGGATGTACTTTTCCCAAGTACGAACAGCAACATCCATTTTAAAAGGGTGATAAAGCTCACGCGCCCAATTATCCTCAACCCCATCAATATTGATTCGAGCCACTTCTATCCATGGCACTTCCTTTTTTTGTGCTAGATGGTCAATAACTTCCATTATTTTTTGATTTATCTCAACCGTCATTCGTCACCCCCCAACTCTTCTCGACTTGTGTATGATATACCCGTGTACAATCTTAACGCTCGACAAATGGCACGAGTGGAAGCCATTCGCCGAACATGTGGCGCGATCCCTCGATTGACATTTTTTGTCGTAGCATCCCCTTGATCCGTAAATGTCACCACTTGATCACTATCCTTTTTCATACCCTTGACCGTGGCACTAAAGGCAAAATGACCCTTCTCCCAATCATCATGAATACATGTTGTCTCAATCGATATGAGACCCGTGTTGTGAGCTACAGTGACCAAACCTTGGAAGGTTACAAAATACTTCCCTTTGAGGTTCACGATGTATCCTTTGTTTTTCATCCATTCGAATTGTTTACTCTCCATGATTTCTCCCTTTGTGAGTTATTTGGACTTTGTTTTGATTGATTGTCCAATGGTTTTGTTTTGGTTGTTTGAGGTTGATTTTGTTCACAATGATCATGAGTTGATCCATTGTGTGATTGTTTTTGTCGGATAGTATATCCTTCAAATCTTTGATGGATATGAGTGTGAGACGGTGGAGGTCAATAACACTCCACCCCATGTCATCCATATACATTTTGAGTTTTTGTCCTGTGGTCACTTCTACTCCCATTTTTTGTGTTTTAGAAGCCTTTCAAGCCAATCAATTGTTCGGCTTACCCATTGTGACTCCATTATGTCATTTTCTTGATCGGCTTTTCTTCGGCGTTTTAGAAGTTCTTGGAGATGTTCTTCAACTTCTTTTTTTGTCATGTTGTGTATTTCATCAAAAGTATATTCTTTCATTTTATACCCCCAACATCCAAACCATCATCGCAAACGAAAGCGGTACGGTTGAAAAGGCGAGAAACACCAAAATGGTCCCCGTGATTGTGTCTTTGATTCTTTGTTTCATTTTATTCTCCTTTTTCAATGATTTCTATGTTTTCAATGTTACCCATATCCAAAATAATTCTCTCAAAATTCTCAAGTGAATAGGGATACCATTTTTGTAAATAGCTGGTGTATGTGACCACTATGATCTTTGTGGCTTGTTCGATTTGTGCTTTGGTGATTTGTACCATGATTGACTCCATTGGTAGTGGAGAGACCATTGGATCTCTCCTTTGTTGATTGATTATTTGATTGTAAGACGGCGAGCGATACGAGCAAAACAACCCATTGGTACTGGGCATTGTGTCAAATCAACAGAGGAAAGTTTTTTGGCTCCCATGTTGATGGCTTCAGACATAAAAATTTCAATCTCAAAATTGTTGTTTCCATAAAGATTGTCACGATACTCAAGATAAATCCAAACTGATCCATCTTTGTTGATTTCGGCTTTGAGGTTGTTTTTTGTTGCTAGTTCTTGGATTTTTGATAATGTCATTTGAGACTCCATGTTTGTTGTGTTGTTTGTTTATACTTATATTGTATAGTATTCTTTACAGTATAGCCAATATTTATTTACATTTTATTTAATATATCAATATTGTCTCGGTAGCAACGGACCCCAAAAAATATGATAAAAATATCCCATCAACCTTTTGACGCGGTGCAAAATGAAAAACCCCAACTATCCCATCCATTTTGTTGACATCGAGACCACCCATTTTGATTGGAAAATAGGGGAGATAATTGAGGTGTGTATTTGGACCTCCAGAGATGGCGGTCAAACCATATCCGATCGATATCACACATACATCAAACCCCAGTTCTTAGAGTTTGCCCACCCCAAAGCGTTGGAAGTCAATGGATATACGGATGAGAGATGGTCTATGGCTCCATATTGGAAGGATGTATGTGGTGAGATATTTCGGATTTTAGAATATGGAATATTTTGCGCTCACAATGTGAGTTTCGATTGGTATTGGCTAGACCATCAAATCAAATCCACCATGGGGAAAAAAATCACCTGGAGAAAATTGGACAGTCAAACTTTGGTATGGGAACACATACCCACCGAAAGCGCCAAAATGTCAAAACTGAGGACTCTCTTTGGTTGGTCCCATCATAACGCACACACCGCACAAAAGGACGTTGAGGACCTTGTGAGACTTTTCAAACGGTGTATCTATAGCACTATAGGAAACACCCCGGACATTGAAGCAATCAAACAACAATTGGATCGCGCTCGTTTGATTGGTAACGATCATATATATATGAGTGTTATGGACGTGGACGCAATGATTAAAATGATTCGACTCTCAAATAATCAATAAGATGATTTTTTGATTTTACCCTTGGCGGCTTGACTTGCTTTGATTGCCAAAAGTTGTCTCATTGCGGCTCTCTTTGTTCTATGAATTTTGGAAGTATTTTGGACTTTATATCCACCTTTGACCCTTATGATTGGCATCACATAACCCTCAAAAATTTGGCTTTAATTTCTTCCACCACTTTGTTGATGATATCCAATTTTTGTTCCAATAGACTCATCCGTTTGTCCAAATCGCTGATCTCTTTGACAATATCGT